CTCAGTCCACAGGCTGGCCTGCGCCGCATCCGCGCGCGGACTGCAGCCGAGATCCTCATCCGCCACTACGAGGGCGCCGCCTCCGGCCGGCGCACGCAAGGATGGAATCGCAGCCTCGCCGACGCGAACGCTGCCATGGGGCCATCCCTTTCCGCCCTCCGCGCTGCAGCCCGAGATCTGGTCCGCAACAACGGGCACGCGGAGAGCGCCATCACCACGATCTGCGATCATGTCGTCGGCTGGGGGATCGTCGCCAAGACGAAGCCGAAGAACGAGCGCGCGGCCAAGCTCTGGGAGGAGTGGGCCGGTACGACGGCCTGCGACGCGGACGGCCGACAAGACTTTGCTGGTCTCCAGCACCTCGTCATGCGGACGGTTGTCGAGTCGGGCGAGGTCCTCGTGCGCAGGCGGCTGCGTCAGCTCGATGACGGGCTGCCGATCCCTCTACAACTCCAAGTCCTCGAGCCGGACTTCATCGACACGACGAAGGTGGATCAGAGGCTTCCGAACGGCGGAAGCATCGTGCAGGGCATCGAGCGCGACGCGATCGGTCGGCGGGTCGCCTATTGGCTCTTCCGGGAACACCCGGGAGCATCGCTGTCCATGCTGAATGCGTCGGTGAGGGTGCCGGCCGAGAGCGTGCTCCACATCTATCGCCAGGACCGCGCTGGCCAGCTTCGGGGCGCGTCGTGGTTCGCGCCGGTGCTCCTGAAATTCAAGGACTTCGACGACTTCGATGACGCGACCCTGATGAAGCAAAAGGTCGCCGCCTGCCTTTCGGTGGTCACCACTGACGTGGACGGGACCGCGCCGCCGATCGGAACTGTGGATCCCGCGGAACCGACGATCGACAGCCTCGAACCGGGGGGCATTCTGAACCTCGCACCCGGCCGGAATGTCGAGGTCGTGCAGCCGCCCTCGGTTCGCGAGTATCCGGACTACATCCGCACGACGCTCCGCGCGATCGCGACCGGCCTCGGGGTCTCCTATGAGGACCTGACCGGGGACTACACGGCCACGAACTTCAGCTCGGCGCGCATGTCACGGCTCCGGCACTGGGCGCGGATTGAGGACTGGCGGTGGCGGATGCTGATCCCGCAGTTCTGCGATCCCGTCTGGGGCTGGGCGATGGAGGTGGCGGGGATCTTCGGGCTCCGAGATGCGCCTGCAGCGGCCTGGACGGCACCGCCGCTGCCGATGATCGATCCGTCCAACGAGGGGCTGGCATACAAGCGGAATATCCGGGCCGGGATCATGACGCTGCCGGAGGCAATCCGGGAACGGGGGCACAACCCGGAGGAAATGTTGGCCGAGTATGCCGCAGCCAACAAGATGCTCGACGATCTTGGAATCGTGCTTGATAGCGATGCACGGAAGACATCGGATGCCGGTCTTACGCAGGCGCGCCCGACAGGGACGGTGATCCCGAGCCCAGACGTTTCAGATGAGCCGACATCGGCGCCGACGCCCAAGCCAGCACCGCAGATGCCCGAGGACGACGACGAGGAGGACGACGCCGCATGAGCAGGAGGAACCGCATGGCGGTACGACCCGAGACGCTCGAGAACCCGGAGCGCGGGCTGAGCCTGGTGACGCGGGAGCCCGCCGAGGTCGAGCCGATCGAGGACTCGACAGCGGGCGACCACGCGGCCGTCGAGCTGCGGGCTCTCCGCGATCGAATCCAAAACCTGAAGGAGAGGCACCCCAAGGACACGATGCCCCACTGCCGGGCCTGCTACGAGCGGGGTGTCGAGGCGGCTCTGTGCGCGCTCGACGAGGGCTGAGGAGGGAGGCGTGCCGTGACGGAGGAGATGCGCGGTCCGGGCGACGAGGATGGCGCGCGTGCGGTTCTACCGCTCGCCGAGGGCCAACGGCGCGTGCTGCGGATCGTTCAGCAGTACCTCGACGCCACCGGCGAGGCGCCCAGCACCAGCTACATCGCGCGGCGCTTGAACTTGCACCACGAGACCGTGCGGCAGCATCTCCAGGCCTGCCACCGCAAGGGCTGGCTGCGCTCCCCGTCCCCGAGCGGCTTCTGGTGCCGGATCGCCTGAAGCAGTAGCCCGCGAATCTCGCGGGGTATCGTCGAGATCGCACCCCCGCAGTGTTTGCGGCTTCCCGGCCGGGTCAGTCCGGTCCACCGTCAGGGGCGACATGAGCACCGCCCTGGCGCCCCCATCCAAGGTCGGTCCCCGATCCGTCCAGATGCCGCCGCTCTCGATCAGGGCTGCGGTCGCCAGCATCAACGAGGAAGAGCGCAGCGTCGAGTTGATCTTCAGCACCGGGGCCCCCGTCGAGCGGTTCGATTGGATGTCGGGCAAACGTTACCTCGAGACGCTGTCGCTCGACCCCGCGCACGTCCGGGTCGATCGCCTGAACGCAGGCGGCCCGCTGCTCGATTCGCACAGCGCGTGGTCGGTCGCCGATCAGCTGGGCGCCGTCGTCCCTGGCAGTGTCCGGTTGCTGAAGAACGAGGCGCGCGCCAGCGTCCGCTTCTCGAAGCGCGAAGCCGTTGAGGGCGTCTGGCAGGACGTGCGCGACGGGATCATCAGCAGCGTGTCGGTCGGCTACCGGGTCTACAAGTTCGTCGAGACCGAGGGCAAGGGCAACGCACTGCCCGTCAGGCTCGCGATCGACTGGGAGCCCTTCGAGACCTCGCTCGTCCCGATCCCGGCTGACGCAGGCGCGAAGGTCCGCGAGGGAAAGTCGAGCGACGCGAACACCTGCGAGATCGTGCCGCTGGGCTACGTGGCCCGCGCGGCCGCCGAAGCGCCGCCACCCGCGGCCCCGCCGAAGACTCAGGTCGCGGGAGCGACCACGATGAAGGAGACGAAACCCATGGAAGACGCCCGCTCGCAGACGATCGTCGAGGGGAACCCGCTGCCCATTCCCTCACCCCAGAACGCCGATCCGGTCGAGAAGACCGATCGGACGCTGGGCGCCGAGGCCGAGCGCGCGCGCGTCGAGCACATCCGCGTCGCCTGCGAGGCGGGGAAGATGACCCGTGCCTTCGAGGCGGCCCTCATCAAGGAAGGGGTCAACGAGATCGAGGCCTCGCGTCGGGTCTTCGAGGAGATCCGAAAGCGGGAGGTCGACGTCCCGCGTGCGGGCGGCGGCAGCCGGCCCGACATCCGCGTCGGCGACGATCCGCTCATCCACGTGCGGGCCGGAATCGCGAACGCGCTCCTGCACCGCATCGCATCCGAGCGGCACAAGCTCGAGGACGTGGGCCTGCCCTATCGCGGCATGAGCATCCTCGACATCGGCAAGGTCTTCTTGAGCGCCCGCGGCGTGCGCATCACCAGCCTGAGCCGTTCGGACCTCGTCGACATGATGCTCGGACGCGCCGGGATGCACTCGACCTCCGATTTTCCGAGCCTGCTCGAGGACGTGGCCCGGAAGAACCTGCGCTCGGCCTACGAGGCCGCGCCGCAGACATGGCTGCCCATCGCTCAGGCGCTCAACCTGGCCGACTTCAAGCCATCGCGGCAGCTCCAGATCGGCGATGCGCCGGGGCTCGACGAGATCCTCGAGCACGGCGAGGTCACCCAGGGCACCATCACCGAGGCGAAGGAGACGGTGCAGCTCAAGACCTACGGCAAGAGCTTCGCCATCACCCGCCAGGCGCTCATCAACGACGACCTGAACGCCTTCGGCCAGGTGCCGGCGCTGTTCGGCCGCAAGGCGCGCGACAAGGAATCCGATCTCGCGTGGGCGCAGATCACCAGCAACCCCACGATGGGCGACGGCAATGCCCTCTTCGACGCGACGAACCACCTGAACCTCACCGCATCCGGCACGGCGATCTCGGTGGATTCGCTCGGCGTCGGCCGCGCGGCACTCCGGAAGCAGAAGGGCATCGATGGCGTGACGCCCCTGAACCTGTCGCCGCGTTTCCTGATCGCGCCGGCAGGCAAGGAGACGATCGCGGACCAGTACGTCACGCAGATCACGCCGGCTGCCTCGAGCAACGTGAACCCGTTCGGCCCGAGCGGGCGCACGCCGCTCGTCGTGATCGTGGAGCCGCGACTCGACGCGGCCAGCGCCACCGCCTGGTACATGGCATGCGGGGCGGATCAGGCGCCGGTTCTCTACTACGCCACCCTGGACGGCCAGAGTGGCCCCGACCTCCGGCAGGAGGAGGGCTTCGACATCGACGGCATGAAGTTCCGCTGCCGGATCGACGTGGCCTTCAAGGCCGCCGACTGGCACGCGGTCTACAAGAACGCGGGCGCCTAGCGAACACCTCAATCTCTCGGAAGGAGATTCGATGAAGACCTACAAGCAGGGCGGCGGCGTTCTGACGCTGACCGCGCCCAGCGGGGGCGTGGTCAGCGGGTCGGCCTATCTCATCGGGACGCTCCTCGTCATTGCCACGAAGACCGTCGCTCAGACGCTGCCATTCCCGGCGCTCGCCATCGGCGTTGTCGACGTGCCCAAGGTCGCGGACGAGGTCTGGACCGAGGGCCTGAAGATCTACTGGGACGACACGGCGAAGAAGTTCACGCTCGATGACGATACGGGCGCAAATCCACTCGTCGGGGTCGCCATCTCACCCATCATCACGATCGACGTGGGTCTGGCCACGAGCGCCCTGGCCGCGGATCTCCTGATCTCCGGCCTGACGCTTCAGGTGCTCGACTACGCCCAGCTCGCCAGCGACAACGCCACGGTCACGGTGACGATCAACGGCGTCGCGAACGTGCTCACCGAGGGGACGGGCTTCACGGCGGAGACGAGCGACGAGGTCACGGCGACGAATCTCGCCGCCGCGATCGCGGCGTTGGCTGGCGAGCTG